TCGGTTCGGTCGATGTGACGTCTGACCATTCCACATCGACAACTTCCGTTACAAATGCGGGATCTGGAACGCCCTCGTAAGTGACGGTGACAACCCACAGCGTAGGCCCGAGCGGAGTCGCGTTGTATCCTTTGACGTAGGCAAAAGCACCGCTCGGATGCTGTTCGCCAAATGATGGAATTCCAACTGCTGTGACTGGCACACTAATATCATCACCAATCTCACAGAGGACCTGATACGCCTCGGTGATCTGGTATTTCGCGGAAAAAGCGCTGAAGTTTTCGGTGGAGAAACTTCCACCGGTTTTAGACCACATTTGTGTGACGTTGATAACGCTCATGACACAGCCACCAATTTTGAACCTTTGGCTGTGTTCTCAGCGATCTTTTGTTGCAGTTCCAATTGCTGAGCGTTGAATTTTGCGAGTTCCTGTGTGTGTTTCTGCGTCTGCTCCAAAATCTTGTTTGTCTTATCCATCGGGTCAGAGTTCTTGCCACTCGTCAGCAATCGCGATTCACTGGCCATTAGTGGCCCGGTTTCTTTAGGTTTCTGCAGTGGCGTCTTTTCTTTTTCCATTTCCGCTTCGGCAGCAGCGAGTTTTTTCGCGGTGGCTTCGTCGACGCCCTGATTGATTAACGCCTGAGCCTTCGCGGCTTCCTTGCCTTGTTCAGCTTCCAGTTTTTTGAGTGCCAGCCGTTCCTGTTCTGCTTTGACGAGATCAGCAATCCGTTGCTTTTCTTTGGCCGCTTCCTGTGCGTTGGTCTCTTCGGCTTTCGCTTTATCCTCTTTGGCCTGCAATGCCGATTCAGTGGCCGCGATCTGCTTCGCTGCTGCATCTTCGACGCCCTGTGCAATTAACGCCTGCACTTTTGCTGCCTCTTTGCCCTGCTCTAATTCCAAAGCACGCAACGCAAGCCGTTCGTTTTCCGTGCGGACAATGCCCTCAATCCGATCGCGTTCCCGCTGCGCGTCCTGAATCGCTTTCTCTGCTGCTTTGGCTCGCTCCTCTTCAACACGCTTCTGCGCTTCCTCAAGCTCCTTCTGCGCTTCAGCCTTGGCCAGAATCGCGTCGCGTTCTTTCAGCAGCCGTTCGGCTTCTCCACGATCTTCAATCGTTGTGTTGCGAGCGGCATCGAGCAACAACTGTTCTTCTTTAGTGGCTGCGAGGTATTCTACTTCCTGCTTCAGTTGGGCTATATACGCCTCTGATTTGTCTTTCGCTTCGTTTGCCTTGGCGAGTTCCTCGTTCTGCCGAGTACGCTCCGACGTAATCTTCTGCAGTTCGTCGCGTTCATCGCGAAGTGCTGCCAGCCGGGCTTTGTCGTTCTCCAGCTGTTCCTGAGCCTGCTTCGCGTACTCTTTGCGGTTGCCCGTGACCTGCCAGGCGTCCGCCCAGTCGTCGACAGCCTTTTGCGACACGGTCACGTTTTTACTGACTGCGTCAATGTCTTTGTTCAGCGTGTCTAGTAACGCTTTATACTCCGCTCGTTTCTTGTCCGGATCGCGAATGAGTTCAATATCCTCTTTCGCGTTCTCCATCATTACAGAGCGAGTTTTCTGAAGCCGGTCTTCCAGTTCTTTGGATGCTTCTTTTGCTCGTTCCAGTTCGCGGGTGAATTTCTTTGTCTCAAAAATCACATCGCCGATTGCTTTACCGATTGCGGAACCGATCGTGGCGGCCAGTGCGACTAGGCCGACTTTGAATGCAAGTGCCCCGGCTTTACCGGCTTTCGAGACTTCACCGAAAGAACTGATCTTTTCAGTTGCTCCAGCCAGTTGAGAGGCGAAGTTGCCGAGTTCTGTGTTTCCGGTTAACTGTGCCAGAGTTCCGACAAGCTCGGTTGTTTTCTTTGCGTTGCCGCCCACGTCCTTCATGGCTGCGCCGGTGTTGTTCATCTTGCCGCTGATTTTGTCTTGAGCGGCTGCAAACTGTTCCGCAGACAACGCACCGTCACGGTGCAACTGGTTCAGTTCTTCCAGTTGTTTGGCATACCTGTCGGCAGGTTCTTCGAGACCGGACAGGATTTGATTCACTCGCTTGAGTGACTTGTCCATGTTTTCCGCAGTCGTCGCGAACTTCTGCGACGCCTGATCGTCAGCCTTGATAAGTATTTCGACTGCTTCGGTCATTCGCGACTTTTCTTTCTTCCGATTCGAAGAACTGGACCGCTTCAACGAAACTTGCCGACTGATCCAACACGCCGCCGGTTATTGGAGGCATCCCTTTTCCGAACAGGTCAATCAGATCAATTGACGTCACAATCGATCGACAAAACGAGTTCGGGCATCCCTCAACAGTAAACACTCCGTCCTGACAGTCTTCGCATCCGCCACCGTTGCATGACGGGCATTCGATTTCCAGCAGGTTTGGTTTTTCGCTGACGTCTCGACACTGACCACGGGTGCAACTTCTACAGATCATTCCGCCCCGTATCAGTGCCGCTACTCTATACTTTTTTTTTCGTCCTGTGTGATGTGCTGGTTGTACATGACCTTCCGAAGTAGCTCCCTCGCCTCGCCATAGGTCAACACGTCCCGAATGGCATCAGGAGTAAACTCGATGCCGCTCATGTGCTTCCAGCCGACCACCACGCCTTCGAGAACTTTGCACGTTTCGTCGAACAGTTCCTCAATCGTCAGTTCGTCATTGTTCGTCCACAAATCCAACACAGTCCCGATAGACTGCTGACCCCGCATCGATTGCGATTTGGCAAAGAACGTTGGCCTGCTGTCTGCTGGCTTGTCTTTGTCGGTGTCCAGAACAATGGGGTACTGCTGACCCGGTTCGAGTGAAATCGGCATACGTTTCCATTAGTCAAAAGTGATTGTGAGTTCTGTGTCTGCACTGCTGCCCTGAGTCGCCAGCCATGTGAGGTTGTCGACCATCATGTCCGAGCGATTGCCCTGCTGTTTATTTTCCAGCTGGGCTTTCGGTGCTGCGATCGTGATCGATGTTCCGGTGGTGCCGACTCGCATCGAGAATGCCTGAGCGGATGACGTGAGCCACAGTGAGTCACGGTCCTGAGTGGCTACCAGTTCCGACTCTGGATCTGCGGTGATCACTGGTGCCCGGTTTGTGACCAGAGCAGACACGTATCCAGAACGGTCGGTAGCGTTGACACATTCCCGCATGATCACGCTGTTGCCTGCGTCTACTTCGACGTTCGACGTACACAGTGCTACGCTGTTCCATGTCAGAGCACCGGCTGCAAATCGCAGCGGCGAAACTGTTGGATAGGTCGGTGCAATGAGGGCTGTGTCTGTTTCGTTGCTGGAGTATTTGCCCGTGAAAGTAAACTCAATGTAAGCAACCTTGCCAGTCGGGCAAACTATTTTCCACGTGCCCATTGCACCGGACAACAGCGTGCGTTTGCCGTCTTTGTAGTGGCCGATGGTCAGCGTTTTGACGTTTGCACCGGGTCCAGCTGATACAGGCGAGAACACCCCAGCCGTATCGACCCACCCACACGCTGGCAGCAGGACACTGGCCCAATTGGGAATATCCGTTCCGTTGTACGTAAGATCGTGAATGATGGTGCAGGTGCCTGTCATGCCTTCGGCAATGCTGGTCAGGTAGTTAAACCCGCCCTGACCTTCACGCCGAGTAAATGCGACGTTGGGCTGAATCATGAAGTCTCGAGCGTTGTAAACGCCTTCAGCACCGGTCAATGATTCGGCTGTTCCAATCGTCGTTTCCGTCTTTGCAGCGAATACCGCGCGACGTCGTAGCAATGGCATGAGTTCTTTCCCTTATGTTTTGACGAGACCACTTGCTTTAAGCAGGTTTAGGTTGATACGACGATCGATTTGATATCTCAGTTCCGCTTCGACAACTTTTGCTTGTGGTGCCGCTAAACTGTTTTTGACGTATGCGCCCCAGGCTGACACGCCCCGCTTCTGTACAATCGGCTGTCTCATGCGTCCGCGATGGCGACCCTTAGTCATTTTGACCGCCGCCCCTTCACGCATGAAAACATTCCCTTTCCAACTGACTTTTATAACACCGGGCTTTGGTCCCATAAACGCCCCGTTGAGACGTTTTCGCCCGCCAGTTTTGCTGATTTTGTAACTTACGCCGCGTTTATCCTGCTTCGCTCCAAAGTGCCGCAGCCCCAGTCGTGGTGTTTTTTTCAGAGACACGACAGCCGACAGGTTTTGCTCCGTCGCACTCGCTCGAATACTCAACGGCTTTTCTGATTCCTCTTTTTTCAAGTTAACCGTAGCCCGAATGCCGCGACCCATTTCCAGCTTCGTTTTTTTGCTTACCTGATTGATTGCTGCAGCCAGTTCCTTCTTCATCTTCTTGCCAACGCTAGCCGATGCCGTCGCGAGCTTCTGCAATTGGTTCTGATCGATTTCAATTGCCAGCATTAGTTGCGTACCGTGTACGGATCACCCTCGGACACTCGAAACGTCACAATTACTGGAACTGCAATACCCTCATATCCACCATCAGACGTTGCTGTGATCTGTGGCCCGAAGTCTGCATTGATCGCATTGCCGTCGAACGTGTGCCATGTGCCTGATGTTCTGATGGCTTTGTGAATCGCAGCCTCTGCTACGTCCTCGTACAGTTCCACTGGCGTCGGGTCTTTTTCGCTGGGAGCGATGTGTACCCGCACCAAAAACGTCTGCTGATATGCAATCGCCGGAGGATTTCCGGGGCAGTCCAAATCCGTCACTCGTGTGATTTCTCCGCGAGTCAACACAATCAAGCCGTGTGCCGGCGTGTACGTGGCAATCTTCGTAGGACGCACCACGTTGGTGAACGTGAATGCGTCGTTTGGTTCTGTGATCAATGCTTCCAGCCGTGTGAAAATCTCATCAGAGATTTTTGTGACGATTGGTTTTTCAATGATCACCGACATATCAGCACCAGCATTCCCTCGTCGTGTTCGGTCAGCATCTGTACCGATACCTTCCGAGCTGTTTCGCCGATACGTGGTGCAAGTTCGATCTGATCACCACCGGTATCGAGTTCTGCACTCGTGATTCCGGTCGTGACGTTATTCGCAACTCGCACCTCAAATTCAGTAAGGATCTGCTCGTCCGGATTGAACGTGGCCACCTGATTGCGGATGACGACAGCCTTGATTGTTCTTGGCTGTCGTACCGCAGCAGTGTGGAATCGATGCGGGTGGTATGTCACTGTTTCAGCAAAATGATCGCTGTTGAGAAACACCGTTCCCGCATCAGTTACAATCCGTCCTGCGAGACTCATATCAATTTCGCTTCGAAACGATCTTGATATAGTCGACAGAAAACGCATCGGTGTTGTTGTCCGACGTTTTCTGAATCTGAAAATATGGCTGAAACCCTGCGGTGTAGTTTGCCATCGTGAAGGTCGTGGACGCTGCCACTCGCACACCGTCGATATAAAATTTGACGTCTGACTTCCCGCCCGTGAAATCAATCACGAATTTGCGATAAACGCCGCTGACGAAACTGACTCCGGTGGCGACGTCGTCTCGGTCGGTGACCGCGTCATCTGTTTCGCAGACGATCGCGTTGCTGCCGATAATGCGAAACAACGCATGTGAAGCAATGTTATCAATTGCGTCGGCGCGGGCACTGGCCAAACCAAACGCGATCGAAGTTGTTGAGTCGCATGTACCACCCGTCTGAGCAGTAAACTTGACGCGAAATTCAGCCCGCTGAATCAGGTCAATGTCATAGTTCAGAATGTCGCTCGTGAAGACGCAGCAATTCTGTATTTCCGTTGCAGATGAATTTGCGAGCGTCAACTCGCCATTGATTCCGCCGACCGTTGCTGTTGGCGTTGTGCCAGTGACGACTAAATCCCACTGATCACTTCCCACTGGGGACGCGAGTACTGTCTGCGGCCCAAGAAAATCATCATACCATTCGACAAAATCCTGAATACCAGCCATGATCTATTCCTTTACAAACAACGGTCATCGCATTCCGCTACGTTGTGGAGATGCTTTCATAAAGCCCGGCTGACTACACAGCCAGCCGGGCAAGTTCACGAATCAATCGATCACGCCCCGTTGTGCTTGTACAGCCCTCGGTAGTCGATCGCTGCAACGCCAAACGTTTGACGAACCTTGTTTTTGTAGACGTCTTTGTCGAAGTCCCATTCAGATTCGAGAACTGGGGACTGCTCGCCTTCCAAAAACGTAATCTCAACGGTGTCGACCTGGCTGTTGTTCGCTGCCAGGTACCATGCCGTTGAACTGTTGGCGTCGAGCAGTGGCTCAACGATAACCTTCAGCGGTCGGTCTCCGTTTGGCCCGTAGATGTTCTTCGTGTTGCTGTTGCCAGCGGCAGAACCACCCACAGACGGATCAGCAATCGAACCGATCAACTGCAGTGCGGTTGCACTGATTGCTGCAGGAACGATCAGGAAGGCTGGCTGAATATTCAGGATCACGTCCGAACGAAGGCCCTTCTTCGTCATCATGCTGATGTACGCAGTGTTCAGCGTTCCGACAGCCGGAGCACCTGCACCAGTCGCATAGTTGGCGTGACCGCCAGCCGTTGTCTGTGCCGTCGCGTTGAACAGCAACCCTGTATCGGCCATTGCTGCATTGGCAGTCAATACACCGTATACTGCCTGATTTTGCAGGCGACGGCATGCTGCACCCTGCATGGCAGGAATACGGCTGATGGCATCCAAATCATCATTAACAACAGTTTCCCAAGTGATGGTAAACATGTTGCCATATTTGTTGACCTTGTAGGATTCCTTCGCGTCGCTCATCGACGCATCAGGATATGAGCTGCCCTCCGGAACCATTTCCGGTGTCCCCATTTCACTGAAGCGAATTCGATTCAGTGTCTTGAAGTCACTGGTCGTACCGGCATCCCGTGCCCACATTGACCAGGTGTATGGAGCTTCCTCGTAGCCAGCCAGAAGCGTTTTGTTTGCCGCATCCAGCAGGAGATTGGCAAAGCTGCCGGTCGTGTGGTACGCATCTCGCTGGATTCGGAACCGGTTCATCGACCCTGGGTGACCCATTGCCACAAGTGCGATGTCTTTCGGAGCCATCCGGCGAACATCGCAGCCCATCTTTTCGGCGTACATTTCAGCCATGCGGCTGAGTTTCATGTTGACGAAGTCCTGATGCCCGACAGCCGGAATCGCTACTGCGGTACTGCGAATCCCGCCCTGTCGGAACGTTCGCATGATCAGGCCATCTCTGGCCGCTGCAAACAACTTGTCGTCAGCGGATTCGGTTAATGCCACTCTGTCGGAACTCTGTCCAATCGGTGCTGTTGCCATTTTTTGAAGTATCCTTGCTCGTGCTGT